TTCATATACAATCACAGTTGGTGAAGGTGGAATTTCCAATTTTAGTCCAGGCCCTGGTAATCCAACAGGAATGGGTAATGGAGTTCAAGGTGGCGATTCAATTTTTCCAGGAGATTTAGACACTATTACATCCACAGGCGGAGGCGTCGGTGGAAATGATGCTAATGGTCAAGGTCCTGCAGCTCCAGGTCACCCCGGAGGATCCGGTGGTGGAGGGTCTATCCCTTGGCAATCTACTGCAACTAAAGGTTCAGGAACAGGTAATACCCCTCCAGTAAGTCCTGTACAAGGTTATCCTGGCGGTAGTTCAGCTACACAAGGAATTCCAAATAAAGGAGCCGGTGGCGCAGGCGGAGGTTCTGGCGGAGCTGGAACGAATGCAAGTGCTGGCGGCGGTGCCGTTGGCGGAGCAGGAACATCCGATGATATATCAGGAACAGCTGTTGTTTACGCAGGAGGTGGAGGCGGGAGCTCAATGGGTCCCGGACCTACTCCAGGAAACGCTCACCCAGGTGGTGGCGGAGGCGGAAATGGCGGACCTTATAGCCCGGGTACAACTCAAGGAACCGATGGTTTAGGTGGAGGTTGCGGTGGAGGATTTTTCATTGCACCTGTTGTAAATACTCGAGGTGGAGATGGCGTTGTTATTATTAGAAGATTAACAGCTTCTTCGTCTACAACATCGGGAACTGTAACAACTGATGGCGCAGACACTATCCACACGTTCAATGCGTCGGGGACGTTTGTAGGCTAATGGGAAAAGTACGATTCGCAAAATTAGATGAGAGTAATATCGTAATAGGAACAGTTATCTTATTAGATACTCTAGCTACTACTGAAGCTAAAGGAATTGAAAATTTAAGAAAAATGTATGGCTGGGAGTTTTGGAAAAGAACTTATTACGGAACTGAAGAAGGACCAACAAATCCAAGAAAAAACTTTGCTAAGATAGGATTTATATATGATGAAGTTGCAGATGCTTTTAAACCTGTAACTCCTCCTCATCCAAGTTGGGTGAGAAATGCAACAACTCTTTTATTCGAGCCCCCTAATCCTCCTGGTGAGATGCCTAATACATCAGAAGATGATTATGATCGTGATATTTACACATGGAACGAAACAAATTATCAAACTGATCCCGCTACGGCGTGGGTTAAGCTGTAATTAATTTATTTACTTCCGGTAGATAACAATACTTTAAATTTCCATACTTCATCATGTAAAAAAGATCATCTAGATCTTCGACTAAAGTATGTCCTGCTAAATTTAAACTGGTATTAAGAAGTAAGGGTACTTGGTACATTTCATTAAAAGTTTTTAATAGACGATAAAAATGTTTATTATTTTTCCTTGAAACCGTTTGGATCCGTGAAGTTCCGTCAATCGCACAAACTGATTTTATTATTTGTTTAGCTTTAAAAACATATAACATGTAAGGAGAACTACCTGTTATGTAAAAGTAGTCTACTGCGCACTCTTCTAGTATTGCGGGAGCAAAAGGTCTGAACCATTCTCTTTTTTTAATTTTATTAACTAGGCTAACAGCATGTTTATGAGTTGCATCCATTAATAAAGATCGATTACCCAAACCTCTTTGTCCCTGTTCTGATGGTCCTTGAAAAATTCCTACAGGTTCTTTTCGTAATAGTTTGCATACTTCTTCTGGTTTAATATTTCTATGCTTGAATTTCGATAAATCATAAGTGGGTTTAAATCCTAAATAAACAGGATTATCTTTTAGTTCTATACTATTTTTTAAATAATGATTCATTACACCTAGAGAAATACCTTGATCAGTGCATAAGGGATCTATTTTAAAATTCTTGTAATCTCGAAACTGAGAGTTAGCCAATACGTTTTGAGCTACTCCGCCTGTATAAGTTACATCTTCAGTAGGCATTATATGTTTTATTTTTCCTTCTATTTCTTTTTGGAATAAACCTATTTCTTTTTTATGGGCTGCTAGTGCCATTAGTTTTCCACAGCTTCTGAATGCTAAGTGATTTAGATTAAAGACTTCTTTAGTTTTAAGTTCATAATCATTCCCAATATTTTTGCGAGAATGATAAATTTTCTTGTTGTCTTGAAATATACTTTCTTGCTCATGAAAATTTTTTTCGCCCATGGATGAGCCACTCCCAGAATTTCCTACAATACTTCCATGCCCATCAATCACTACTACATTCTTATTTCCCCCTACGGTTGCTTTAGCACAACTCATATGAAAATAATGATGATGCTTATCTTCATAGTATAAAGTTTTATAGTTCGGTTTTAACAAATCAAACTTAAGAAGTTGTTCTAGCCAATACCAGTGACATGAGTCAGTGAGCCAACTAATTAAAACCAGATCAAATTTTATATTTAACTTCTTGATCTGAACTAAAAGTTTAAGTGGGGGAATTGCATGCGCAACAATATTATTAAATCTATCGACTTGAGCATGCACAAAGAACTTATTATCTTTGGCAATTGTAATGCTTCCGTCATGACTAGCGTGGATACTTATAACATTCATACTTGTATTACTTTCATAACCATGATATCTGGTCTAAAAAGATATATTTATGCTAAGAAAGCTTTTAAGTCAAACACAGATATATAATCATAGCTTGCCTAAAAAAGGTTTGATCTATGATAAACAATTCGCAACGTATGCGGTTATGAAATCTTTTTTAGATGGTGATGTAAAAAAAGGTGAGTTACTTAAAGTACCGATGTCTAAAGAAAACTCCCTGGAGTATGTATTTTATTATATACATAATACACTTCAACGATTACATTTTCCAGAGCCCCAATTGTTTGGGGCTCCCGCTTTTCAAAAACAGTATGGGTATGTACAATTACCTACTTATACGATCGGACCAACACATCATGCTGAAATAGATGCCACTAAAACTCCGGATCAAATTGTTTTATTGGCTTTAAATGTAGAAGATGATTCGTGCAAACTTATTCTTAATTATGATGACCATCGCAGAAAACATAGAGATTGGTTCTTTAATATTAAAGAAAGTGATTTTTGGATATTTCCAAGTGACATGACTTACAGAATAACTAGAAATAAATCAGATAAAATTAATCATTATATATTGTACCAGTATGACGAGCTTTACTAATATTATATTCGGAACACCTTTATTCAAAACGAATATCGAAAATAAAAAATTAATAAAAGAATTAGTTTCTTATGTTAAAAAACAAAAGAAGAAAGATCGTAAAGGACGAACCGTTTCTAATTTAGGAGGATGGCAAAGTAATGATTTAAATTTACAGGATAAACCTTTGGCTACTTTATTTAGTTGGATTAACACTCATTTAACAGAATTTTATCATAAGTATGAGTTCTATGAAAAAACTCCAGTGATAGATAACATGTGGGCTAATATTAATGGTTATAAAGACTCCAATCAAAAGCACATACATATGGGAGTTCGATCTCCTGACTTTTCTGCAGTTTTATATTTAGCTGTAAAAGGGGGTAAGATACATTTTTCTAATCCTGATCCTTACATTCAATTCATGCCAGCCATGAACTACCACAAACCACAATTTTGGAATGCATGTAATTCATATGAATATTATTTGAGTCCTCAGCCAGGGGACCTGGTTTTATTTCCCGCTACCCTACAACATTGGGTCTCGCCGAACACGTCCCAAGACGATAGAATAACTTTGTCTTTTAATTGGAGGATAGAATGAACTTAAAATGGATGTGGTACTCTTTTGAAAAAGTTATAGCTGATCATGTCTGTGATCAGATGATAGATCTTTTAAAACGGTCTAAGAAATCAAGAGGCACTATCGGTGCTTTTAAAGATAAAACTGATCTTACAAAGCGAGAACAAAAAATGTTTGATAAAACGAGAAAGTCTCACGTATTTTTTTCTAGTTTACAATGGCTTTATCGATATACCCAACCCTGGGTTCATGCAGCCAATAAAAAAGCAGGCTGGAACGTGGAATGGAGTTTATCAGAAGAATGTCAATTAACTCAATACGGACCCGAAGAACATTACCACTGGCATGTGGATGCGTGGCCTGAAGTTTATAAAGAGGGACCGTTTAAGGGTCTGATAAGAAAATTATCTAGTACTTTAGTTTTAAATGATGCAACTGAATATACAGGAGGCAAGCTAGAATTTTGGAACAGGCCAGAATGGGAGAAGGATAATTATACAACTTCTCCTTCTATGGCTAAAAAAGGATCTATTATTATATTTCCTTCTTTTGTCTATCATCGGGTAACTCCTGTAACTAAAGGGGTAAGATATAGTCTAACTAATTGGCACTGTGGGAAACCTTATGTTTAGAAAACAAAAAGTCATATTAATTAAAAATGCTCTTTCTCCAGAGATGGTAAAATTTTTAAACATTTATTTTAGAACTAAAGAAGCAGCGGGCACGACTTTAAAAAAGACAGGCTATGTACCTCCGAACGCTTTGGAATGGGGGACTCATGGAGATGCTCAAGTCCCAGGATCTTTTGCTATATACGGAGATCAAGCTGGAGATACTGTACTTCAACTATTACAGCCTATAACGGAAAAAGCAACTCAGCTAAAATTACTACCAACTTATTCTTATTGTAGAGTTTATAAAAGAGGTGCCGTCTTAGCAAAACATAAGGATCGCTTTAGTTGTGATATTTCTACGACGCTTTGTTTAGGGGGAGACCCTTGGGCTTTTTGTTATAAGGAAGGGAGGAAAAATAAACATATTACTTTAAAACCAGGAGAGATGATAGCGTACCTGGGAGCTGATGTACACCATTGGAGAGAACCTTTTGAAGGAGAAGAATGTGTACAAATTTTTCTTCATTATAATTCAGTTAAATCTAAATTTGCTGAACAAAATAAATATGATGGTAGACCTCATTTAGGATTGCCCTCTTACTTTACTAAACCAATTAATAAAAAAGGTGAACCTACGTAATGGTAACAGTACACGACGATTTCTTTGATCAGAAATGGGTTAGCGAGGTAGCTTCCCAGATTGTTACCGAGAAATGGAAACCGGATAATGTAGCTAATCGAAAAACGTTTCCTTCTGCAGAGTCAGGTACTCATAGACTCTTGGGTCGTTTATTTTTTTATCGACATAGCAATGACTATATTGAGTATGACACTCAAAACATGAACCTAGTAAAAAATTTAATTAATGCTTTTGATCATATTAGAAAAAGAACTGGTTTAAAAATGAATCTTACGGAGATTACCGGGAACTTACAGTTTAAAGGGATGGATGGTACCTTCCATGAGGATGGTCCTTCTAACAGAAAAGTATTTATTTTAATGTTGTGTAATGAAAGATTACCTAAAAACATAGGGGGTTGTTTTATTCACCAACCAACAAAGAAAAAAGTACCCTTTGAATCAGGACGAATGGTTGAAATGACCGCGAGTGATACTCATAGAGCAGAGGCTTTTAATAAACCTCATTTTGCTAGGATGTCTCTTAAATGGGTGGGAGAAATATTTTGAGATTTTTAATCAATAATTTTATGAATGCACAAGATGCTAAAAAACTTATGAGTTTTTTTGATGCTAATGCACACTTGTGTTATGATGAACGACCTCATCACAAGGAACGTAATATTCATTACGATCACATTCCTGATCCAGCCATTAAAAAATTCCTGGACTATTATGAACAAAAAAATATCTTTTTTATAGATCATTATTTTAAAACTAAAACTGTTCCATGGCATGAACCAAGACTCTGTCGTTGGAAAAAAGGCCACTCCATGGACCTGCATGTAGATAAGAATAACAATCTTCAAGATCTCATGGACTATTCTTCTCTGGTTTATTTGAACGATGACTATGAAGGAGGAGAATTATTTTTTGAGAATGAAACATTTAAAATGGACGCCTTAAGCTGTATTATTTTTGAGAGCGGTCCCCGTAATAAACATGGAGTTAAAACAATAACAAAAGGAAAGAGGTACACAATCCCATCATGGTATCAAAAAATTTAGAAAACTTTGTTTACATAGAAAAAATGAGTTCTAAAATTTGTGACAAGCTTATTACTTTTTATGAATCGGGAAAGGATACTCATGGTAAAGCCAAAGTAAAAGGATTAATGGGAGATCCTCCGGGGTACAGTCCGGAATCCAAAGAGTCTGAAGAATCTTTTTATATGTCTTTTCCTCGGTACTACACTGATGCTCTGGAAAAAATAGTTAATCATTATAAAAAGAAATTTGTTTATGCCCATAAGGGTCAGCATAGATGGCATAATATGGGGCCAATAAAAATTCAAAAGTATTATCCAGGCCAGTCCTATCGCGCATATCATTATGAAAATACAGGACACGCAGGTCATTTAAGAAGACATTTAGTTTTTATGACCTATCTTAACAACGTTAAATCAGGAGGAGAGACCGAATGGTTTTATCAAAATCTTAAAGTCAAACCTCAAAAAGGGTTAACTGTTATTTGGCCCGCGATATGGACTCACACTCACAGAGGATTACCCGCTCCTAAAGAACTGAAGTATATCTGCACAGGATGGTATGATTATATAAATGATAATAGATAAAGAAATTATATCCAAAATACCTAGAGACTATCTTTTTGTATCAGGTTTGGTTGATCTTGATCCCAAGTATTTTAAAAAAAGAATAGATGAAGGAGTTAAAGCCTCTAGTATAAACTATAAAACCAATGTGTATGGTAGACATACAGAATGGAACTTTTTTAATGAAGACAAAGAGTTTGTGATCCTATTGTTTCAGATGATAGATTACATCGAGTCCCTAAATATAAACTTAAATAATTTTTTTCTTCAAGATTCTTGGGGAATCATCGAAGGAATCGGAGAGCATACGAAGAGACATGATCACGGAACCTGTTATCTTTCAGGAGTTCTGTATCTTAATGATCATTCTCAAAAATTATATTTGCCAGACATTAAGCAGGAGATTATTCCTAAAGTAGGACGCTTTGCTATTTTTTCCTCTTTCTTACAGCATTACACTAAAAGAAATATTGGGAGCAAAGAAAAGTACGCTATCTCTTTTAACTTTCAAAGTACACAAATGGGAGATAAATGATTTTTGATCACTTATTTCCTACGACTATTGGCTACTCTGATTATCCTTTTCCAAAGGAACTGGCAGCTTACAAAAAAATAATATCTAAATACACCTATGAACCTTCTGGGTTTTGCAGAGAACGAATTCATAAAAATAAAAAATTTAAAAAACTAAACGACTGGATATTAAAAGAAGTATATGCCTATGCAGAAAGACATTTATACAAGGGTCAATATGAATGTAAAGAATCATGGCTTTTAGATTATCCTGTGGGAGGGGGTCAATCCTATCACAGGCATCCTGGTTTTATTTTTTCTGCGGTTTTCTTTTTAGAAGGCCATGGACATGACACTACTTTAAATTTTGAGAATCCAAATGTGGATATGATGAATCCTCTTGGCACAACAGCACATGATGACGGACCCACAGAGGATAGACAAGGATACAATGAATTAACTTATACGGTTATGTCTTATAAACCAGTTACAGGAAGGGTGCTTATTTGGAGAAGTCATCTCTCTCATGGATGCTTTAACAAGATTGAAAGCTGTAAACGAATTGTGTTTACCTATAACTTTGGAAGAAAGTAAGATGGACTATAATTTTTATTATTGGGGACCGCTTCTCTTTAAAACGAAAATTATTCCTCAAGATTTAAAAAAATGTGCAAAGTTGTGCAGCAAGAAAGCCACTCACTTTAATAAGGAGCTCGCCGGCATTATTAAACATGAACACACAGTAGATCGTGACAGCTTGGTTAGAATTCTTCTTCCTTATCTATCTACCTATAAACACTGTTATGAAAAATGGTACGGACATCCTTTAACTAAAAAGATTAACATGCTAACGGCGTGGGTTAATTTTATGAAGGCTGGAGAATTTAATCCTCCTCATATCCACACGAAATGTGATTTGTCGAGTGTACTCTTTATCAAAATAACTGAGGATATTAAAAAAGAAAACAAAGCCTTTAAAGGAAAAGGAGGAGGACCCGGCTCCCTTTCTTTTACTTACGGAGAAAGGAGTCCATTATCTATTTCAGGTAAATCTTTCTTGCCGGAAGAAGGAGATTTTTTTATTTTCCCAGCAACCATGAATCATTTTGTAGGTCCGTTTCAATCCAAAGGAGAACGCGTCTCTGTGAGTGCTAACTTTAAACTAGAATAATGAATCAACGAAATAAAATAATTATACTTGGAGGAGGAAACGCTGGATGCTTTACAGCTCTCCATTTAAGTTATTATTTAAAAAATTATAAAGTCGAACTTATTTATGATCCTGATGTCCCACCTGAAAAAGTAGGACAGGCCAGTATATTAGAAGCTCCGGATTTATTATGGAAAGCTCTAGGGACCAATTGGTATCGCAATGAAATACAAGCTACTAATAAGCTCGGGATTCTTTATGAAAATTGGGGGAAGAAAAATAAACACATCTTCCATCCTTTTAGTTTTAATGCCACCGGCATGCATTATGATCCTAAGAAACTTCAAGAGACTATTTTAAATTGTGGTTTGTTTAAAGTTAAACGTCAAAGTATTAAAGATCCCCATACATTAAATGCTTCCTTTGTTTTTGATTGTAGGGGTCAAAGGCTTAATGACTATTCAGAGTATCATATGTTACAGAATCCTCTTAACGCTGTGATCCTGGGTCAGAGTCAAGACTGTGATCCGAGACAACTGTGGACCAGAGCGGTAGCTACTCCTGATGGATGGACTTTTGTTATTCCTAATACTAAGAACACAACTTCGTATGGGTATTTATATAATGATGAGATCACTTCTCTTAAGCAAGCTGCTTCTAATTTTAAGAAAATATTCAAACTAGCTAAACATAATTACTATCTAGGAGATAAAGTTAATAACTTTAAGTTTAAAAACTATCTAGCTAAAGAACCTATTCAAGATCATGTTATTCTGGGTGGAAACAGATTATTTTTTCTGGAGCCTTTAGAGTCTACAGCGGTTCAGTCTTATTTAGATTGGGCGCGTCTATGTTATGATTATATTACTTATGCAGATAGTAAACAAAATGTGGTGTATCGATTTAAAGAAAACATAAGAAAAATTCAAAACTTTATTTACTGGCATTATATAAATGGCTCCGCTTATAACACCCCCTTCTGGAGAAAGGCTTCTAAATATAAAATTAAGGATGAAGAATTTCATTCAGTTTTAAATTATGTAAAGAAAACTCCAGCTATCGAGTTACGAGATGAAAGAATTGCGAAACATAAAGAGAGCTACGGACAATGGCTTCCTATTAGTTTTAAGATATGGCATGAAGGAATAAAATGAGTAAGATCATAGTTGACGATGACTTTTTAGATAAGGACAATAAAGAATTTATTAATCACATTATATTAGGAAACAATTTTCCTCTTTTTCATAAAACAAAAATCGTATCTGTTGGTCCTGAGAGTAAGGAGTATAACGGATTCTTTACCCATATTATTTTAAACCCTGGGGATAATAAATGGAACTCAAAACACCATCCCTTCTTTGAATCTATTCTCCGTTCTTTTATCGAGAAGCATAAACTAAGGTATGAGTGGTTGTATAGAGCAGCGGTAAATTTAACTTATAACAATGGCATTAAAGATAGGTCTCCTATCCATGTTGACCATTCCTTTCCCCACAGACAGCTCATAGTTTATTTAAATGATCCTCAAGACAAAGAGGCAAAGACATTTATTCTCGACAAGAAGAAAAAGAAAGTATTGAAAGAAATTACACCCAAACAATATAGAGGGATATTTTTTCCCTCCTTACCCCATTACCATATAATGCCCAAGTTTGGAGAAAGAATGGTGTTTGTTATCACTTTTAAATGAGATTGATATGGGGGTCATCATGTAGTATAAAATCCTAAACTAGGATAACTATGCTACAAAAAGTTAATTTTTTACCAGGATTCAATAAACA